ATTCACTTCTATCTGCCAAAGATAGAAACGACCTTTCATCCCACGGTTAAAACCGTGGGTTTTCCCGGTCTACTTTTATAAATTGCAACGCCATCATTGACCGCGTGTAGGATGCCGAGTGTCAGACAGGTTTCAAGGATTTCGCGAGCGAAAAGCTTATTCAGCATCGTCAAGCACCTTCTTTCCCTTTGCATCGTAGCGCGTATCCCACTGAGCGATTTGGTCGGCTCCGACAATGCCACGGAGACTCAGCAAGCAACTGTTGCGTGGATGACACCAGATAGTGCTGGGTGCTTCGTTTTCAAGGAAGGCACCACAAAATGGGCAAGGCTTCTTAGGACTGATTTTGTTATGGCGCAACATGCTTATACCTCCTCGTACTCAATATCATACTCATCGAATGCGTCGAGAGCATCATCGTAGAGAGAATCGTCCACCATAATGCGGTCACCATCATCCAAATCGTAGTCGATGTCGTAAAGGTCAAGAGCATCGCATGCCCCATACAAGCTTGGCGTATAAAAACGAATCATTTTTGTTACCTCATGTTATTTGTACGGCTCATCAAACGAGCCGTCTACTGTTTCTTTATGCCCGCACGAATCGCAAAGCAGGCAGCTGCACGCTTTGTATGTTCGCCCTGTGGGAATACCATGAGCATCGAGCTCTTTTTCTCGATACCAGACAGGCTGCATCGTGAAACCGCAAGAAGGACAGGAAATATTGGGGACTGTCATAAACCGTCCTCCTTATTCATCCATCGGGATGGCATCCGTCACCTCATAGTGGCCGTTTCGCATAGAATAGCCGATGTTGTTGGCAATATCAGTGCTCATGTTTACATCGCCGTTGTTTAACGCCTGACTCACCTTTTCGATAGCATCATCAGGGCTCTCGGCATCGATGCAAACCGTCGTGGAAACAGAAATAACAACATTGTAGGTATTCATGGTAAACTCTCCTTATTCTTTCTTGGTTTCAATGGGATTCGGATTCTTGTATTCGGTCCAGAGGAAAAGGCGCTCCACGGGTGTCAGGATATCCGTGTCTTTGGCTTCCAACAGTGTGTTGGCACCATCATCACAAGAGAACGGATACGGGTATGTTGCAACCATGTCATCCTTATTGACTGTCAGATAGTGCTTATTCAGGACATAGTAGGAACCCATAGACCGTGTCTTAATCTCGTGCCCGGAACACCATACGCGAATACTGCAATAGTGTTTTCCGGATACCTTGTCATCGACTTCCACCAATGCGGCCAGAATCATCTCATCAGGCTGCGTGCGGTAGAATTCGTGCATCTCCTCCTTCGTTCTGATAACGGCGGTCTTAATGTCATACCGTCTGATATCCTCGCGCAGAAGCTGTTCATCGGCGCTGTGCAGGAACTCCATGATAGGATGAAAGTCTCCGACTTCGCGGCGGTTGTGCTGCTCCCATTCTTCGGACTCATCGTCTTCTTCATTGCCAGAGTCCTCATCGTAGTCCTCGTCCATCGGGATGGCATCCGTCACCTCATAGTGGCCGTTTCGCATAGAATAGCCGATGTTGTTGGCAATATCAGTGCTCATGTTTACATCGCCGTTGTTTAACTCCTGACTTACCTTTTCGATAGCATCATCAGGGCTCTCGGCATCGATGCAAACAGTGGTGGATACGGTAACCACGACATTATAAGTGTTCATATTTTTTCTCCTTAGATATCATTACTATGTTCTTTGTATTCTGTCCAGAAGAACAGCCGCTGCGCTGCGGTCAACGCTTCTTCTTCGCTATTCTTCCTGTTCAGAGCCTCAACGGTTCTGTCGCAGTCAAACGGATAAGGAACCTTATAGGTATCGTCACCCTTTTTGACCAAGACATAATGCTGCTTATTGCTCAGATAGGTATCGCCGTTGAGACACTTCTCTTCTTGGCCTGCACAGAAAACATAGATGCGGCTATATACCGTATCCGTTTTTCTATCCATGACCTTGATATAAGCGGCCTGATACGGCTCATTGGGAGCGGTTCGATAAAGATTTTCCACCTCTTCCGCAGTAGCGAGTTCCATCACCTTGACATCGAACCGCTTAAGGTCGTCAACCAGAAGCTGTTCGCCATACGCATGGATAAACTCCATGATAGGATAGAAGTCACCCTCTTTTCGGCCAAATTTCTCCCCTGCATGCGCGTAATAGCGGCAAGGATAGAAAATATGGTTGTCGATAGACTTTTCATACTTTTTGAGTTCCTGCTGTGTAAACGCAAATCCCATAGTTGCGTAGTTGCTGCTCATAGGAACGACCTCTACATTGTAGGATGCGATATCGGTCACTTCCTTGTATGCATCTACATAGTCGGCTTCATCAACGATAGACAACAACAATTCCGGAATATCCTTCTTATCCATTTCCCGCAGCTTTTCGTACGGGATGTACGGCAAGTCTGGGTTTTCCTCGTTGTATTCCCGAATTGAATCGTCATCGTCAAGGCCGAGCTGTACTTCTACAAGCTCGCTGACCGACGAATAGCTGCAGCCATCTTCGTCATAGAATTTGCTGTACTCGATATCTTGGCCTTCGATGACAGCGTCATCCAGCTTCACGGTATCCTCTTTTGGAAGCTGCTGTTCCAAAGCATAGATTGGCAGCCTTGTACTGAGGTTATCGATACTGCCGGGAAACTGAAGAGCTGCGAGCTGCTTGAGATAATGCTGCTGTTTTTTAGTTGCTGTAAACATATAATTTCCTCCAATTAACAAAAATACCGCCACCTCTTACGAGATGACGGTATATCGATTTTGAATAGTGATATTTGGTGCTGCTTTTTATTTTTCGGATATACTTAGTATATCGACTTTGCAGCAATTAGCAATATTTCGGCGCTCAGAAGTTTTTCCCGATGATTGTCCCTTTCGGCTGACCGTTCAACCAGTCTATCCACGCCATATGACATTCGGGATATTTTTGCGGCTCGTGTCGGATATCGTTCAGCAAGACACCCAAATGGAACTTATCAATCGCACGAATGCGTTCGATGCGAGTAGGAGTGGAAACGCTATCTTGTACCTGCTTGGCTGCACGGTACTCTTTCGTGTTTCGGAACGCTACTCGCGGTGTGCTGCCATCCTCGCAAAGCTCAACGACGCTCGTGACGATATGACCTTTTGCTTCAACTGCATTAACTGCGCAACACAGCTCGAACAGAACACCGTCGCATTCTTTATCGGGGACTTCTCTGCACGATTTCTCGTTGATGAGTACCGTCTTTCTTGTTCCTGTCAGGAACTTGATTTGAAACAGCCGTTCATTATTGTCAAGAACTTTGTACATTGATAGCCTCCTCACTCTTCTACAGGTTCATCGAATCCGAAGTGGCAGAAACCGTATTCGTCGCTCAGCCAGTCAGACACATCGTCAAGGAATTCCTCCTTGCCTTCGTAGTTTGAAGGGGTGAGATAATCCGGAAGCACCACTTCCTGCGGAAGCGAATCAAATACTTCCTTGTCACCATCGGTATCCCATTTAATGTTTCGTACAACCATATTGCTTTCCTCCTACTTACTGTTTGCCCACATCAGGAACATTGAAGATGGCCTTTACAAGACCGTGAAGATACTTACGAACTGCATCGCCGTAGGCGTTCTCTGCCAGATATTTTTCGATGATGCGTAGCGAGTTTGCCTTCATATCGAAAAGATTCTTGCTGTCTGCAGTATCCGCAGTGAACGGCACAAAGACGATGATTTCATGTCCATCAGGGTCGGTATTTTCTCCGGTCAGCATGGTAAAATACGGATTCCAAGCGATATCTTTGGTGTTGTGCATAGCTTCACGGATGCCATTGCGAAGGCATACCGCCAGTGCAGGCAGTGCAGCGCCGAATGCATTTACAATGATATCGTTCAGGAATTTGTTGTTGCTGTTGATTTTAGCCTCGGTTCCAATCCAGTCATAATCATACAACACATGAACGGCAACGCCCGTTTCGCCTTCGATAGTCATGACTGTTTCAGAAAAACCGCTGTCAAAATTAACGGCAGAGAGCGCCATCGCCGGAAGCTCAGGCAGCAAGTCGGTGCCCTTAAGGACGCTCGAATCGCCGAAGCCGGGGAGAAAAACTTCTCCAAGGTTGTTCACCCACTGATGATAGTGGCTGCGGTTGCTGTAAATTTCTTTGAGGTTTAAAATATTTTCGCTTACTGCGCACATATACAAATCTCCTTTTGTCTTGTTTTTTATTCGTTTGAATCTGCGCGTTTGACATATGTCAAGCTGTCCAGTGTTAGATTATTCTCCTTACAGAACTCGTTGAATTTACCAATCAGTTTTCTGACAGCAGTACCATACGCGCACTCATGGGAAATCTCGAACTGGATTTCCTGTGTTTTCCCTTCTGCATCGGTATAACCAACCGTGTAGATGCAGGACTTGCTGTTTGCAAGATAGCCCTTCATAGCGGGTTCAACTTTCTTGCCAATGCTCTCGAAGTTTTCTATGGCAGCGTAATACTGGCTCAACTTAATGAGTTCAATATCTTTCGGCAAAGCTTCTTCGTTGATGTTGGCGTTTTCAGCATAATAGTAGCCGTAGACGTTACCACAACCATCATCCCACATTGCCACGCTCTTGCGCCCATAGCCGGGGAAATCAAAATGCCACCAGCGATTTGCGTAAAGGCGTTTTTCGCTGATATGCTTACAGACTTCATCCTGCCACTTTTTGTTCATGTCAGATTTCTGTCTGAATGTCCAGATGGTGCGAGTACCACTCACATCAACCTTTTTCAGAAGTTGCGGTTTGAACTTTTCGTGTTCCTCGGACGACATTGATACGGAAAGCTGCGGCGCTATTTTGAAAGAGTGGTCGCATTCTTTGCCAAAATACTTGTCTATAAAACGAAAAGCCAAGGCTAAGAATTTAGTTTCCTCCTCTTCCTGAATAAAAAAGTTTTCGTACATCTGACTACCGGGCTTTACTTTAAAAGCAATTTCTGCGATTTTCATAATAAGTCTCCTTATTTGGTTAAGTGTGAGCGTTAATGAAGTTCTCGTCCAGAACGAAGAATCTGTTGTCTCGAACCGTATCAGCGGCATACCAGAGTTTATCTGCAACATTGTACAGATAACCATAGGTGATGTTTTCCTCTTTGAGGATGTTCCAGAACAGAGTCTCAGCGTTTTTTAGAACCACAGGAGTATCGACTACTTCGCTGTCGATTTCCAAGTCATCGTCTCTGTCCCGATGATAGGCAGTTGTTACGCCTCCTTTAGGACCGTGACGAACAGGTGTATCAAATGTGTGCGTTTCTCCCTCGTCCGGGGAAAGACGCTCGCGAACCATCGAAAGGCTTCCAAGGTCAACGAGTGCTGTTGCAAGTTCCGGGGTGTTGTAATGCTCAAGAAGCATCTTGCCAAGATAAGACGGGTAGCCATCAGAATGGCAATAGACGAACTTGATGATTCCTTCTTTGCAAAGAACTCCGATAAAGCTTTGTGTGCTCATTCGTCTTCCTCCTCGGCAGTCGGGACCTCAACAACTGTCCACCAATCCGTGAAATCGTGACCTTTGATGTAGAGGTCGCGATAGTATTCCTCAGTGGTGATGTTATCAGCTCCGTAGGATTTGCGATAAGTCTTTGCATCTTCCTTGAACTGCTTGTGAGCTTCTTCCATGGCCGATTCAAATGTGGGGAACCGGTCGGTAGAATAAACGGACGGGTTGGACATATCGCTCATGTAGATGTTTTCGAGAATAAATGTTTTCATAAATTTTCCTTCTTCTTTTCAATCGAAAAAGTTTCTGGCTGCCAGTTCATTCATCATCATGCGATAAACATGACGGTTTGGGCAATACTGACCACTGGAAAAATAGACTTCATCGCTCATGCCAAGTGCTTTCGCGAGTGCTGCTGCAACAGCAGGGCTACGCGAATATCCGGCATCACAATGGACTATGATTTGCTCTACCCTGTCTTTGTATTTCATGAATGCATCCACGATTGTTTTTGCATCCGACTCAGACATTGGTGTTTCGCCATTGACGGCTTCGCTTGAATCAATATCATCGAATTGTACATACGCGACATTGATGATGTTCTTGTTTTCCCTGCGATACTTTTCCAATCTATTAGGAATGGCCTTGTCCAAACACGAAATAGAAATAATCATCGTTGGAATGGTGATGCTTTCTGTATTGTATTCTTGACCATACCCTCCAGCTGCGGCAAAGCATTGTTCTCGGTGCATGACTTTGATTTGCATGCGATTTTCGTATCCTCCTTTGCAAACAAAAACAGCCATCTCGTTTGAGATGACTGCTTTTACAGATTATGAATCAAAATAAATCATGTAGATGACGCTTTGACTTATCTTGATGTTTTTATTGTATTCACTTTGCAGCAAATAGCAAGAAAAAACCGCTCGCGGTTAGGCGAGCGGTTGGTTGTTGATGGTTAATGACGGCGCTTAGTATTTCTGGTATTGTTCGACCAGCGTGTACAGCGCAACGACTTTATTGATATAATTTTCGATGCCTTGCTTTTTAACCATTTTCATAAATTCGCTGTAATCAGCAGAATATGCAAATGGACACAACTTGGATAACCGGAATCGGAAACAACCACATAAATAATGTAGCGTTTCTCTATTCATATCTTCTACTTTCATATCTTCGTCATCCATGAAGATTTTTATTGTAGAAACGAGCATTTCGTTGATTTTGTTTGTGTCGATGGTTTTGGGCTTCAAGTCTTTGTATGGTTCAAGACGACGTAAAGCAACATCTTTCAGTGCTTCGCGCAGCGAAATTTCTTCCGGACATTGTTCTACTTCTGCATCGCATATATCAACATTTAAGTCTCGAATTGTCGCCTCACATACACATCGTTTCCAAAAATCATCACCTGTGTTATACGAAAAAAGCTCATCAAAAATTTCGCAAAAATTTTTAAGAGAGTACATTCTGTATTCCACATCGTGTTTATTCATTCAAATTCCTTTCTTTATATAGATATTTATAATTAAGCAGCTTCTTATTATAAATAACATGCCACTTAAAATATCTATATTTTTATTATTGTTTTAGGTGTTATTTATGGTACATCTTTATTATATTTGCTTTGCAGCAAAATACAAGTTTTTCAAAACAAAAAAAAGAGCCTCCCTTTTGGGGAGACTCTTGCCGAAGAGCACTCAGGCACGCTTCTTCTTGCGGAAGACGAAGACGTCACCGGACAGCTTGTGCGTGACGCTACCATCTTTGCGAACAAAGAGGTAGTCATCATGCTCTTGCAGTCCATAGCGGCGTTCCTGCGTATTCCAGCAGGAAGCGATGCGAATACCGTGCGCATAGCGCTCAACGATGAGGAGAATGTTGCTTCCCTCCACCTGCACTACGGTTGCGGTTTTGCCGTTCTTACCAGTGCCGTCAATAGTTTGGCCAATACTATTGCGCACGGGCATAATGCGGTGGTTGTGAATTTCGGCGTAAGCGTCGAAATTGTTTGCCACAGCAATAGCCAACTTGGTAAGTTTGGCCGCATCAATTCCACGTTCGCAAGCACGTTTGAATGCATGGCCGGAAAGCAACATGTAGTCCACGTATTCGAGGCCCTCATGTTCTACTTTGCTGCCAGCAATGTACCCACAATCCGTGTCGTATACTTCGAAGTTCAGACGGGAAAGGCGCTCCTTCATGGTGGAGCAAGTGCGCTCCATTTTCAGCAGATTTACCATCTCTTTGGCATCCTGCTCGCACTCTTCAACGGAATAGAAATCATAATTGCTACGAATTTTCATGGTAATTTACCTCCAATGATTTGTTTTGATGCCCGCATTTATTTTTAAATCCGGGACGTTTGACGTCTTCTCCACCTCGTTTGTGGGGAAAATGGGGCGGAGTTTGCTAGGGTTTTATATAAACTGCAAGACGTCTCATAGGAGGCACCGCAGACTAAAAATAGAAAAACCGCTACCCAGAAAGAAACTGGATAGCGGTTGGCCTATATTTTTAACGACAACAAAATCTTTGTCATGGCTGTGGGGAGGCACAGACAGAGCTTTTTTAAAGATTTTATTTATCGAGTATCTACAGCATATTTACTTTGCAGCAAATTGCAAGTATTTTTTATTTCAGCTCTTCAGCTCGTTGTCGCGAAGCAAGTCGTTTGCCACTGCTACGGCATCACAGGTGCAGTAGCGTCCGCAGGTGTATTCGCACTGAGTCAATGTGGCGGAGCAACCGTTGATGCAACCCATGAAGACATCCTTATTGCCGTTCTCATCGGTGAAAATGCCGCCGGTCGCGGTGATGCTTTCAACATAGGGCAAGCACGACTCGTCCGTGTCTTCACTCAAGTTCCAGACAATCTCCCAAAAGCTGATGAAGTTGTCATTGTACAAGAAAGAAGGGCGATTTCCACTGTCTTTTCGCACCAGTTCCTCAAGGGTATCCCAAGGAATTTCATCTGTAATAAAGATGCCGAATGCGCCACAGGAAAAAACGATTTTTCCAATATGGCCGCAGATGCAGACATAGTCACCCACATGAAGTTCGTGACCCTCAGTATCAGTGAAACCTGTATCAAAACCTTTCTGTGCCATTTCTTTTGCGTTTGTCATTTTGTACGCTCCTGTTTGAATTGAGTATTTGACTTACACGAAGATGCAAATGTTTAACCGTCATCGTGGAAAAAAGTATGCGCGAATTCCGGATGCCCAGCAAACACCTTCTCAACGACCTGAAGCAAGTCATGGAAATCGTTCAGAACGAGCCGTCCTTGTCTATCGTGATACGGTGCCACTGCTGCGGTTTTCTCTGCAAAATAAGCGTCAAACGCCTCTTCGCTGTCAAATTCCGGCATTAACGCAATTTCCCGGCTGCGGTCCTTCATAATTTGCACCGCCTCGTCAAACGCCGAGAAGCTCGCGTTCTTCGGCAGTCAGTTTATCGAGAACCTTCTGCCTGCGCTTTTCGCGCGATTCCTGCTTGGTGCTGATAATGAAGGTATCGGCGTGGTCGCCATTCCGCACAAAGACGGGACGGTCTTTCAGCATATTCCGCATCGCGTCCAAACGCTCTTCCTTTGTCATGTCATACATGCCGGATGCGCCGTAAATGGAAATGTTGATTTCATCCTTTTTCGGGGTCTTATCATAGGCAGTGGGGTCTACGGCAGTGAAATAGAGGGTGTAATAGTAGCACCTGTCGGCGAGCGCCAACGCGATGGTATCAATATTTCCCTCAAAGACACCAAGGTCGGTGATGGAGCGGCCCTCGCAGTCACCTTCCGTGGTGACATGCCAGAATCCGTAAGCTTTGTCGTAAGGTTTTTTAAATTCAGCCATTGTGATAGCTCCTTTGATATTTTCTTCAAAGACACCAAGGTCAGTGGTGGAACGACCCTCGCAGTCACCCTCCGTGGTGACATGCCAGAATTCGTAAGCTTTGTCGTAAGGTTTCTTAAATTCAGCCATTGTATTTCACCATTTTCTGCTTTCGTCCGACTCGTACATGAGTTCAAAAGATTCAGCTGGAACGATGAAAAGACTGTTTTTTTTGCCCTCCACCAGATATTCGTAGGGCATGATACGTATCACGTCATGGGTAAAGCTGTAAATGGTGACGCAGTTGTGGATGATATTATCCCTCACTTTCCAGCCAAGACCGGGATTTTCGGCAACCAGCTTCTTGATGTCCTTGAAGCTCTGCGCGTTTTCGGGGTCCCACTGGACCGCACGGATGCTGTTTCTTTTGTGATAATTAGCCATTGTGATTCTCCTTTTTTGTGTTGGGTATTTTATTATTTTTGGCGGGATTTTTTACGAAAATTGGTGGTCTACTAATTTACGTAAAAACAATTTCTTTGTTTTTGGGAACCTTAACAACCACGCGCTTATACAAGCAGTCGTTGACCGTTAGCATTTCGCGTTCGCAGTAGTTACATTTCGCTATTGTTTGCTTCATTTTTCAGCAGTTCGCGTGCATGGTCGAGAACTTCCTTTGCGACAGGTTTACCGCCTTCGTTCAGAGCGAGGAAAACTTCCAGAACTTCCGCACGGGTTGCATTCTGGTCAAGTTCAGCAATACCAATGGAAGCATCCATGAACCAGTTTTTATCCAGAACGGAAAGGTCGTTGTAAAACACACCCTTGTACGGGAATCGGTTCTCGTAAAAAGCAAGCAGGGTCAACAAACGCTGCTTACCATCGACGATTTCGTAGTAGTTGCCATCGTCGTTTGTACGATTAAAGGGCAACTGCTTGAATACGAAACGACCAATTTCGCGTCCTGCGAAGATGCTGTCCAGCAGTTTCTCTCTGTCCTCCTCATCCCAAACAGAACCGCGCTGATAATCGGGGTTGAAATCAACACCGAACAGGTAATGATAGCTGAGTAGAGAGTACATGCTGCGATTTGAGTAGTGCAAACGGGATAGTGCAGAGTTGCGCTTTGCGAAATGCGTGTCTTTGTCATCATCCAGTGGGCGAACACTTGTCCAAGCCCAGCAGGAATATTCGACGTGGTTTGTGGTGGTGATGCGGATAAGATACATTGCACCATCATCCATCACTTCTTCGACAACACAGTTAGGAAGCTGTCCAACCTGCACCCTGTCTCCCACGGCAAAACGGTATGTGGGTGTGCCGGAGTTCTTTGCTGCGTTGCAGGCTTTCTCGTAAGAGTAGCTATCCGTTCCGCGTTTCTGCGGAGTTTTCTCCGGAATGATTTCTTTTGTGCGCATTTTAGCCATTGTAGTTTCTCCTTTTTTGTGTTATTTATTTTCAAAAAATGCAAGCATAGCCGTATTGGCAGTCTGCGAATACCGAGTTTCGGGATGCCGTGCAGCAAAGCTTTCTTTCGCAAAGAGATTGTTTTCGGAATATACAAAATATCTCGTACCCTTCAACTTTAACTGCCAAGCCAGCTGATTCGTGTCATGTTTATGAGCATCAGTGATGCTCGTGACGAGAAAACACGGAGGCAGCATCTTGGCGTAAGTCTTAGGTGACAGGCATTCGGCGTAGCTGGTCTTTTTCCAATCCTTTTCAATGAGATAGGGTGCGATTGCGCTTATCTTTCTGCTGGAAAGGTCAAGGATACTATTCTGCAAGCAGACAGCCTTAAACGTGAGTTTTGCTTCCTGCGGTACATCGAACGGAAGTTCATCTTCGAGATGCTGCATGGATACAGGGTTCCAGAGAAGAGCGTATACAAGGCAAGCCAGTGCAGCACCTGCACCGTCACCTACCAGATACATTCTGGACATATCCGCACCATACCGTTCTGCACAGCGATGGATGACAACGAACGCCTTCAAAAGGTCGCCGAGCTGTCCGAACAAGTTCGTTTCAGGAACTGGGGTGTATTCCGGAATAAAGGTCAGATATCCTTGTTCCGCACACCATGCCCCAAAATTTGTGTTCAGAGCACTGCGTCCTGCAACGAAATTGCCGCCGTAGATGTCGATGATAACGGGGAATTTCTTGCCATCCCCTTCCTTGTGTTTCGGAACAAATGCAGAGATGGGCAGGCACTCATCACTTCTTTTCGTGATGATGTGATGCGTAACCTGTGTCTCGCTGCAAACTCCGATTGCAGTTATATTGGGTTTCGGCTGATTCTTAATGATTTTCTGTAATGAGCGCTCCTTACGAAGCGCATATCGATTGATGTTCATGGCAGGCTTCCTTTCGAGAGAAAAACGGCCATCTCATATTGAGATAGCCGTTAGGATACAGATTTTGAAATTAAAATAAATCAGGATATGATGTTTTGATTTATCTTGATGCTCTTATTGTAGCTACTTTGCAGCAAATGACAAGATTATTACCGCATATGGTGTTGAAGTTTGGTGCGTCACATTTTCCTAACGCATCTTCACGTCCCGCAAACAACCCCTGATTGATGATAAAACTAACTAAAGTAGAGAGCCTCTTTTGTGGAGAGGCTCTCTACTTCTTTTTGTAAAAGACAAATCATAAACTAATCGGAATATTATTGTTTACCACCCACATCTGAAGGATAGGTAATTTATTTGGTCGGGACTGTTTCAAATTGCCATGTATCAGTATCGACAATGCAAAACTTCCTCGAACCGTAAGGCGTGCCGTCCCTGTATGTAGAAAAGGTATCGCAAGACAGTACCCCGCCTTCCAGAATCACATCTTTAACAGGTGTATGACCTACAACTTGCAGGTACTTCCCTCCTCTGAACAATCTGGAAGCATCGTTGTCGGGTGCGAATTGAGGTCTGTACCAAATAGGTGATGCGCTATCCCACATGAGGCCGCTGCCCATTTTATTGATTTCCTTGATGGTTTTACCAATCGCTTTCTGTCCACTTTGCGTTACCCAGCGATGTACAAAGAAGTCAGATAAGCCTCCGTGCATAAATAACGTCTTGTCAATTTTGTGGATATAGGCAAGCTGAGAAGGAGATGAAAGTGTGCGTTCCAATTCTTCTAACTTTTCACGAACCAGCATGCGTACTGCCGGATTGAATCCGGTTTCTGGTTTGCTCCATACATAGCTCAAATCGTGATTGCCGTAGCACCATAAAGATTGTGGGAACTGTTTGGCAAAACGAATTGCCGCGTCATATGCTTTTTTGTACAAATCCGGGTCATCTTTTCCAAAATCATCGGGAATATCCATTAAGCAAACGGCATTATCTGTCCTTTCGCCGCTCATGATAGCTGCTGCCTTTTCAAACATCCACGGTTTCAAATGGCAGTCCGGGATTACTAAAACTCGCATAATTTTCACCTCTTCTTTTGCCTCGTATCGTTAGTTTCTTGTCTATATTATACCACAAATCGGTCTCCTTTTCAATTCTCATCACCTGATATGCAACCTACTTTTTCGATACATCGCTTATCTCAACTTCTTGCACTGTTCTCAACGGCTCTTCGCTCGACTTGACCATTCATACCTTCTGTGGTATAATATAATTATTCTTCGCGGATTAGCTATTTTTGCTGGTCGCTTCGCACCAAATAATATGATGAAAGGATATGATTCCATTGCGGTAAGTAGTATCTGACCATATTGTTTGGTCAAAAAGCAGACAAACATTGTACAGAATGCATGACAACTTATTGCTTCGTTTGTACAAGTTTGCTGTTGCAACCCACATGGGTTGCGTTAGATTGAAATGTAGGTTCGAATCCTACCCGGCGCACCATAAGGCCGTTGCAACCCGCACGGGTTGCGTTAGATTGAAATGGTAAAAAGCCATGTTGGATAGAGAAAAACCCCGATGCACTAAGGCGTCGGGGCTTCTCTTTTTTTGTTGGCGCTCATGGAAGGATTCGAACCTTTCGGGCAATTTCTCACCGGCGGTTTTCTGGACCGCTGCCATCGACCACTCGGCCACATGAGCATATGGCGCAGAGAGCGGGATTCGAACCCACAAGCCGGGGATTAGCCGACGACGGATTAGCAATCCGTTGCCCTACCGTTAGGCGACCTCTGCAGATTTGCACCCTTTCAGGTGCGATGGTAACCCCTAGCAGACTCGAACTGCTAACTCCACATTGAGAGTGTGGTGACTTGAACCGATTTGTCGAAGGGGCCATATGGTGTGCCGGGCTGGATTCGAACCAGCGAACCGTAACGGAGCGGTTTTACAGACCGTTTGCTTTAACCACTTGCATACCGACACATATGGTGCTCCCGGCTGGAATCGAACCAGCGACACATAGGGCTTCAACCTACTGCTCTACCAACTGAGCTACAGAAGCAGATGGGGACCCGTGGGGAATTCGAATCCCCAACCTTCTCCGTGAAAGGGAGATGACTTAACCAATTCGTCGAACGGGCCATATATAGCCGCAATCCTGCGGCGAGGGTTTATGCGATGACAAGGATATCATCAATTTTCGTATCGAGCATCGTGGCGAGAATCACAAGGTTGTCGATGGTAGGAAGTGCAGTGCCTGCCTGCCATTTGGCGACCGCCTGTGTGGATACACCGAGCGTATCTGCCACATCTTTGACCTTGATGCCTGCTGCTTTTCGCAGTGCCTTGATATTGGCACCTGTTTGCTGGATATCGATGGTTGGAACGTTCATTTTCTTGCTGCCTTTCTATATTGCAGGCAACAAAAAAGCGCTGCCTGCCGAAATGACTCGACAAGCAGCGTGTGAAAATGCAGTTATCGTTTGGAGACGCACCGCATCTGTACATGGTCTGTTTTTGCTTGTCGATTGGTATAGGAAACAAAACTGGATTCGTAGGACTCGAATTCAGATTCATAACTATACTCGGCAAACGACGTAGCATTAACAATGTTGCACAGCATCTTTGGTTGTCTCCTTTCGTTTCGTTCTGATTACATTATACCACTTTTGTTGTTCTGGTCAATCAACCTGTGGTTTATTTTTTCATCCATTTGGCGGTATCTGGTATATACACCGCATCTGTCCCCTCTTGCTTCGGGTCGGACGGATTTTCCCTGCTGCCGACTGGCGGCTTCTGGCTCTTGAACTTGTACTTGTCGCGGTAGCCAGCTCCTTCGTGGAGAACGCGGTCTGCGCCGAGTTCGTGCTTGCTCATTACACATACGCTCCTTCCGGAAGCCTGTCTGCATCTGACAGTTCATCGACAGTCAGTTCCCTCAATGTTCCTCGGCCTGTATCTAAGCCGATGGTATACATATACACTACACGACTATCCTGAAATACTTCGGCCGGGGTTTTGCTTTTGCTGGCGATTTGTTCTATTTGCTGCTCTGTTGCTGGATACAGAACCCAGCGCTCTTCGCTTCGTACTTCTGTGCAATTACAGAAATACAATTTTCCTTCTTCGTCTTTGCAGGTACAGAGTAACGGAATGCCGTCGTAATACAGAAAAACCTTATCGACAACAAGCTCTTTTCCAAACAACTCTTTGAAATTTAACCCATCAAATAATGGCTCTCCACACAAATTCATACCTGTTCCTGTCTTACTTCTTCCGTGATTCTTTCAATGATTCGTTCTGTGCATGTAGAAATCACAGCATTGGCAGTAGCTTCCATTCCAAACTGAGAACAGAACACATCCATCTGGTTGTCATCTATAGGGTACCCGACAGAGTCATTAAACTTCCTCACCAATTCCCGAATGTCATCCTGATTGAGGGGTTTGACCTCATGTCTCTGAACGAATCTGCGAATCAAGGCTTCATCCAACTGGTCAGGACGATTTGTCGTTCCGATTACGATGACATCGTTTTTGATATTATCGAGCTCCTGCATGAGAGCGATTACAACACGGCTCATTTCTGCCACATCGTCTTTCTTCCCTCGCATCGTACCCAACGCATCGATTTCATCAATGCACAAAACACAAGGCGTTCTCTTCGCATAGTCGAACATGTTTCCGATGTTCGTTTGAGTCTGTCCCAAAGAAGAGCTGATGATGCCGGAGAACTTCACGACGACAAAAGGCAAATCTGCCACATGCGCAATATACCGTGCAAGTTCTGTCTTTCCTGTTCCCGGCTTCCCTGTCAAAAGCAAAGAAGATGTGTAGTGGATTCCCAGTTCCTGCAACCGCAATGCTGCAACTCTTGTATTGAGAAGTTTATTGACAACAGATTGTTCCTCCGGCCGAATGAGAAATCTACCCTCAGGGAAATTCGTGACATCCTGTGCGGCGATAATCTTCTGCAGATTATAGGGCAGTTCAATGAGTTCCGGGCCTTTATTATCGAGTTTCTTTAGCTGATACTCTTTGAATTTTTTATCTTTCTCGGTCGCTATTTTGTTTAAGATGATTTTTGCTTGTTTTTGAGCGTTTCGAATGTCGCCATCAACAACATAGCGAATCAGCGCCCGTTCATAATCATTCATGCTCGTCTCCTCAATTTGCGATGCCGTTAATCGGTGCCTTCAAAAGCTCTGCGGCCTGCGCGGTAATGGGTTTTACATCATCGATGCTAAGATGATATGCTGTTGCGAGCTTTTGTCTTTCCTTTTCGATTTCATCGATTTTGAGTTTCTCTGCCCTGTCCACCATACTAATGGTCCGGTAGATGTATCCCGGCCTTCCTCCGAGTTCCGGCATCTTGCTTATATGGAAAAACAGCGTAACACTCACATTGGCGTATTCGCTGTGGATTAACAAATCATCCTTTTTCTGCTGCACATTTTCACCCACCTATCTCAATCTGATTTTTTGCTGCTGCGATATTTTTTTGCTCTGTTGTACACTCCATTTCATTGAGCTTTTTGAGCCATTTCGTTTTGACAATGTGTTCCAAGTAATCCGCATTGTATTTGGGATTCGATGAAATCACAGAGAACGGTCTACCAAGCTCTTTCTCTCTCAATTCTTCCGTTTCCCGCATTTTTTCAAGCATATACCGGAAATTTTCGGGGTAGTATTTATACAGATATGCGAAATTCAAATACGAGGACATAGGGCAATACATACAACCGCAGCGCTTGTTGGTTTTGTAGTAGTTGTTGAAAATTGGCTGCGTCTTTGCCCATTCCAAAATCACATCTTCGTTAATGCCGTTTTCTGCGAGAGGGTATATCTCTAACTTTTTGGCACTCAACCGCTTGTTAAAACGGCGTTCTTCATCGGCGCAATAGCCTATGTAATGTACTACATAAAAACCGACTTCGTTCAGCCATTTGGATAGCTGCTGCTTTGCATCAAGTTTATAGTGACCGTTACACCATCTTACTTTTCTTGTTGGGAAGCCGCATTTATCATACAATTCTTCCCACGTTTTCCTCGGCTTGATTCGCACAAATTGGATGCCAGCTCGCTTACACTCCGTTTCCATATAGTCGATAACGTTATGTATAAACGGGTAGTCGATTTCGAGTTCAAAGTGAACCACGCCGTCAAGCGGGTATCTGTCCAGATTGTGCAGTATGTAATTGAGCATATACAGGCTATCTTTTCCGCCAGAAACGCTTGCCCAGTATGATGGGCGCAATGCAATTGCTTTGTCTGAGTCAGTTATTGTCGGTTACCTCCGTGTGCCAGCAGTCTTTGCGGCACTCTCGATAAAAACCCACCCTGAACTGGGTAGAACTTCTTATTTGATTTTCTTAGATGTGTGGGAACACCTCATATACACTGACATACAGCATACCGGGTTTATAATCAGCATATTCTACTGGTCGCTTTTGCTCGTACACCTTTACATCGGAACTATCGTTCGCTGTGAGCCAGAGATATTTGACATGCTCAGCATAGCGCGGGTCTTCTATACGATAAACCTGACCTTCCTTGATTTTGAGGCGACGCATATAGGCTTGCACGCGAGAAAATTCAACAAATGCACCGTAGTCACCAATCACGATACGATTGTACCCGTTCGCAATGATAGTGCCATCGGTGGTTTCGAGCGGAGTCGTATCTCCGGATATATTACACCATTCTGGCAATGTTTTCTGAAACTCGGCTCGCACATCGCAGAAGAAGGTGCGCTGGATAGGCTTGTATTTGTGTTCGCGGGCAAGCTTCTCTTGGTATTCGAGCATCTGAGCGCCGATTTCTGAGATTTTGTGTTTCATGGCTTTACCCCTAACTCAGCATCTGTGCAGATGCAATTTCCCGAATGCTACGATTCTCTTTTTCGGGAGCCGATACAATACGGCGATGAGAGCGCATCAGCGTCAATACGCGGTTACGGAGCTTTTCGTCCTTGATAAGCTGAGCAACCTGCTTGATTTCCGATTCGCGCAGATACATCGTACTGTTGATGAGAACGCCATGTACCTCGCCATCTTCGGAACTTTCCTCAACCTTATTGACATTGTCATAGGCGTAAATTACATCGACATCAATAGTGATGGATGCTCTCTCAAGAAGTTCAGTTCCTCCTTGAGTCGCCAACCACTTGCGAATATAGCTTTCGTCAGAAATGTATGTTTTGCCAATGAGTTCCAGCGGCGGCGAAACAAGATGGTTTGTGGAATAGCGGATATGGTCTTCGCTTTCGTTGAGATTATCCTGCCAAAGGCGCATCGGCTTGATGTTTTTGTCTTTGAAGTGAACATAGGTGTCCCGAAAGAATGTGGAGATGGTTCGTTCAATGTGGTCGATTTCCGGCATCTCTTCTACGTTGCGGAAAACAAGGCGTGTAGACTCACCTTCACCGTACTCTTCGTCGCCCGTCACATAACGGACTTTCTCCAGCACAAACTTTGGTTTTAATGCCTCTTTAACGGCTTCGAGAGAAAATACATTCCACTTCATCTCATCATGTCCTCCACTTCTTTTCCCATTGGTCATACTCAGCGATTTCCCGCTTTATCGTCTTGCCGTCCTTCTTATATAGAGTGATACGATGTGCATAGTCGGCAGAGTGTTTCAGCAGCCGTTGCAATGCTTCTTCCTCGGAAGTTGCTTTGGTAACTCCAAGATAGGAGCCACCGGACCCCAAAACATCAGGCTCATACCAGCCTGTCTCATAGTATGTAGTCTGTTCTGTTGCTTCATCCAGAACAACTTTCCCCTGCTCGTTATAGTTGCCTGTATAGTTGCTGCGGATGATATGTGCGGCGCGGTCGTTCCCCTGTTCTTCATAGGCTTTGGCGATAAAATCGACGTATGCCTTGAACTTTTCCTCATCGCCTTCACGGTGCGCCGCGATGAGTTTTCCGATAGTTACAGCGTTAATTTGATTCATAGCTCCTCCCATCTGCAGCGTACAAGTTACTATCCCTTATACTTATATTATACCACATTTGTGGTTATTAGTCAATTTACACATAAGAAAAAGACCATCTTTCTTTCGTTGGATGGTCTTTTTTTACATATTTTACTTTAACGCAACCACAATCAGAGTTTTCCAAGAACATTTTGGAATATACGGAAATTTGAATCATCTCGCGGCGAGCAATATACAGCGAACTCAATAGTTTCAAACCTCATCCGGTATTCCTGCACCACTGCCTTCATTGCCTGTGCTACAGCCAACGGCGGGTTGCTGAACGCACCGCATCCGAATGCGCCAAGTATGACAACCTCATTGCCGTTTTTCCATGCGATATCAAGCACTTTTCTCATCCGTTTTTTGTGCAGCGCCTGCAGTTCTTTCTGGCTGATGCGCACAGTCGTGTTTCCGTCATTGGGGTTCATACTATTACTGGGGCGCTCCCGCAGATTCGGGGCTGCGCAGGTCAGTACATTGACAGAATACCACTTGTCCTCTGGTAATAGCTTGGGATATGTGGTATCGGACTTGAACGCAATGACGCCCGGCGTGTAGATGCAGTCATCATTGTGCAGTGGGTTCTGCTGGCGGCGGTGGGGCGCATAGAACTCCTTCCAAAGGATTTCTTCTTTGAGATTCAGATACAGTGTGGAGCAGCGGCAGATTGCCTCTTCCTGTGCCGAAGAACCTTTCGTCACACCACCGCCCGGATTTGCCGCAGAAGCAAAGTTGTGGATGCAGACTTTCTTTTCGGCATAGGCGTAAGGCATTGCTGCTTCCAGTGTGCGCTTGGGGCTCACGATGATTTTGGCAGGCTGAGCATAGGTGATTGCCTGCTTCTCTGTGCATTCGACACCTTTCGGATACAGCTTCTGTTTTTTGGCGCTTTGCTCGATGGCGTCTCGCAGCGTACTGTTTCGCTTGCACAGAGCAAATGTATCCTCGAAAATTTCAATGTTTTCCTGTCTTCCCATAGTTTTTTTCGGACTTCCAGCTTTTCACGGGTTGCTCCGTTACTCAGTATGGATTTCTGCTTCATAGCACGGGCTTACCGCAGGCCGCAGCCCTTGATAGAGGTCCACTCTCCACAGACTTTAAGATTCGGTCGCCCTTACCGTACTGTTCGCCTGTAGTTATGAAGCGGCTGGCGTAGCCAGCATGTCCATTCCTTTCTTTAGCTGTATCTCGGTACTTTCTGTAGGCTCGAATGTACTCATAGGACGGTGCAACCAT